GGTGTGTACTACGCTGTTGGTGCAGGGGGTGCAATAACGGGTAGAGGTGCACACCTTCTTTTGATTGATGATCCTATCAAGGGACGGGAAGAAGCAGACTCCGATGCAATGAGAGAAAATCTCATCAACTGGTATAAGTCAACCGCCTATTCACGTTTACAACCCGGAGGATCAATTATTCTTATCCAGACACGTTGGCATGAGGATGATCTTGCAGGATGGATTCTAAAAGAAACAAAACATGAACCGTGGGAAGTCATAGAGTTTCCAGCCGTATTGGACGATAAGGCAGCTAAGATTCTAAAAAGAAAAAAAAGCGAAGCGTTATGGCCCGAAGCATACGGAATGGACAGATTAAAGGATATCCAGAAGACCGCAGGAAGCCGTGAATGGAATGCCTTGTATATGCAGCGACCTGCTGCTGAAGAAGGAAATATTATTAAGCGGTGGTGGTGGAAACAATGGGAACACAACGAACCACCAGAATGTCAGTATATATTACAATCATGGGATACAGCCTATACCACAAATGATAAAAGCGATTATTCCGCTTGTACCACTTGGGGTATATTCGAGGACAGCCAGAAGATCACGAACGCCGTCCTCATCTCGGCACAACGGGACAGGTGGGCGTTCCCCGATCTGAAGACGAAGGCGGTGGAGTTCTACAACACCTATGAGCCTGACATCATCATCGTGGAAGCGAAGGCTTCAGGATGGTCACTCATACAGGAACTGCAACGTGCGGGACTGCCGATCACGCCGTACAACCCGAAGAAGATGGACAAGAGGGCGAGGGCACACGCCGTCACCCCGATGTTCGAGGCGGGGCGTGTATGGTATCCGAAAGGAAAATGGTGGGCGGAGGATGTCATCAACCAGTGTGCACAGTTCCCGACATCAAACTACGATGACTTCGTGGATTCAACCACGCAGGCATTGCTCAGACTGAGACAAGGATTTTTTGTAACTCATCCGCAGGACGTTCCGATACAGCCGTCCAAGCCGAAGGGGAGTTACTGGTAATAAAAATTAAATAGAAGGAACATTTTAATGGCTAGACAAACAACATCTGAATTCAACCAGATGGTTTCCCGTGAATCTGTCGATGTACAGATGCCGGACGAGAAGGAACCAACGGTTAGAAAAACAAAGCATACCGATAATCTTGCGGATAAGATTGATGATGAATTGCTGGACGAACTGTCCAGTGACCTGATTTCAAAATACGAATCGGACAAGAGAAGCAGGTCTGACTGGGAAGATACCATTAAAAAGGGAATTGATCTTTTAGGATTAAAACTGGAGGAGACGACAAAACCGTTTCCGGGTGCTTGTGCGGCACACCATCCACTGATGGTGGAGGCGGCGATACAGTTTCAATCCCAAGCGATCAAGGAATTGTTTCCAGCCAACGGCCCTGTTCAGACAAAGATGCTGGGAGACTATACGGAGGAAAAAGTCAAACAGGCATCCCGTGTCAAGGAGTTCATGAACTATCAGATCACGGACAAGATGGAGGAATTCTTCGATGATCTGGATCAGATGCTGTTCTATCTTCCTATTGTGGGATCATGTTTTAAAAAGATTTATTATGACGAAGCTTTAAAGAGGCCTGTGGCACGGTTCATACCCGTTGAGGATTTTGTTATATCTTATGATACGCCAGATCTTCGTACATCAGGACGCTATACCCATCTTATTCGGATGGAAGAGAATGAATTGCTCAAAAGGCAAATATCAGGATTCTATTCCGAGATGGACATGGAAAAAGATCCTGATCCAAGTGCGAACAAGGGGGATATTTCAGACAAGCTGGAGGAAGTTCAAGGACGAAGCAGGGACATTGGTAGCAAGGATAGAATATTCACCCTTCTTGAAATGCACATTGACATGGACTTGGATGACTACAAGGATGAGGACGGCATTGCCGTTCCCTACATCATTACGATTTGCTTTGATACAAAAAGAGTTCTGTCAATCAGACGAAATTATAATGAAGATGATGATGAAAAGAAACGCATACAGCATTTTGTTCATTATAAATTCCTGCCGGGATTTGGTTTCTATGGCCTAGGCTATGTTCACCTTCTTGGCAACTTGCAAAAATCAGCGACAACCGTTCTTCGATCACTCATTGATGCTGGACAATTTGCCAATCTTCCTGCCGGTTTCAAGGCGAGGGGAATGCGAATTGAAGGAGGCGACCAGCCAATAGGATTTGGTGAGTTCAAGGACGTGGAGGGATATGGAGATGATATTAAGAAATCTGTCATACCTTTACCGTTCAAGGAACCATCACAAGTTTTAACTTCTTTACTTGGTTCAATGACTGAGGAAGGAAGACGACTGGCTGCGACTACGGATCTGCAAACAGGAGATGGCAATACGCAAGCTCCTGTAGGTACAACAGTAGCCTTACTGGAACAGGGGACAAAAGTTATGTCCTCAATCCATAAGCGTCTTCATAATTCTCAAAAAGAGGAACTGAGGGTACTTGCAAGAATCAATCTTGATTCTCTTCCAGACTATTATCCATATGACGTATCAGGCGTAAGCCGTTATGTCTTCAAGAAGGATTTTGACGGAAGAGTGGATGTTCTGCCCGTATCTGATCCGAATATATTTTCCACGGCACAACGGGTAATTCTTGCCCAGACGCAATTGCAGATGGCACAGTCCGCTCCCCAGATCCATGATCTGCGTGAAGCATACAAAAGAATGTACGATGCATTGAACATTGCGGATGTGGAGGATATTTTGATGCCGGAGATGGGCGACAAGCCGAAGGATCCAGCAACGGAAAATTACGCAATGTTACAGGCACGACCTGTGAAGGCGTATCCGTGGCAAGACCATGAATCCCATATGGGAGTTCATCAGGCGTTCATGATGGATCCGTCAAATGTTCCCCCGTCACAGAATCCGCAACAACAACAGCAGATGCAGATGGCGTTGCAGCAAATGATCACTTCCCATATCGCCGAGCACAAGGCTCACTTGTACAGGCAGATGATAGAGCAGGAAAGTGGATCAGAACTTCCAACTCCACCAGATTATAGCCGTGAGAATATGGCGAAGGATGACGGATATGAATCAATGGATCCTGATATGGAAAATCAGGTGGCAAAGGCACAACTTCAAGCCGCTCAAATAATCTCACAAAGAAATCAAGCCTTGATGCAGGCACAGCAGAATCAACAAATGAACCAAGATCCTCGTATCCAGATCATGAAGGAAGATCTAAGGTTGAGGGAACAGGAACAAGTGGCGAACGTGCAGAATGATCAGCAACGAAATATTCTCAAGGGAGAGGAAATTCGCCTGAAGGAATCAGAGCAACGCAATCAGGATGAAATCGACATTATGAAAATTAATACTGACAAGGAAATTGCGATGTCGAAGATGGCTGTGGATTCCAGTACCAAGGCAAGGAACATAAGGTCACAGGAAGTACGGGATGCCTCAAGGGCGAAATCAAACGAACGAATAGCGAACAAAAGGGAGAAAAAATAATGGGCCTAAAAGACGCAAAAGAAAGAAAAAAATCCAAGGAAAAAGAAAAAAGACAGCAAGAATTAATAGACAGTATTGAAAGAGTAACGAAGTTGGAAGCGGCAGCACCTTCAGAAATTTGGATGATGGAAAATGAAATATATGAAGCCACCGATGAGGATAAAAAAAGAATGTCCAGAGAGCCGGTAGAAGCAATGGCTGGAGGTGGCAAGGTAATGCGTTATTTCAATGAAGGTGGCGGAGTTTACGGATACTTTCACGGAGGAGGCGTAGACAAGAACCAAGGCCAGTACGACATTCAAGTCAAGAAAATAAAAGGAAAAGGTAAAGTTTTATAGTGGACGTAGTTAAGTTCATAAAATTTTTAAAGACGAAAGTAGAGAGGGAACGAGAGTTAATATCAGATTCTCTTGTTGACGGGCGTATTTCCAAAGAGGATTACGAGAAATCTGTCGGCAAGGCTTCTGGACTGAAAATGTGTTTGGATTTAATAAGGGAGAGTTCAAAAAATTTAGAGGAGGACGATGACTGAATTTTCGCTAGTTGAAAAAGAACTAAAGGATAAGAAACATCCTGTAGCTGTTGGCCACAGGATACTGATAAAGACACTAGATGTCTCTGATAGAACGAATAAAGGAATTTACTTGCCCGGCAAGGCCGTTGAAGATCACCGTGCTGTCGCATCCATTGGAAAAATAATCCAGATGGGTGAAGACGCATATAACAGGGATGACATGTCAAAGGCTTGGGCAAAATTAGGAGATTACGTCATGTTCGGAAAATACGCTGGACACCGATTCAAATACGGTGAAGCTGAATTACGAATTATGAACGATGACGAGATTCTGGCCATAGTGCCAGATATAAAAAGTGTTAGCTAGAGCATACTTTGTAGCATAAGCTACACTTTATTCCAACCGTAGCAATTCTGCTACGCAATTTAATATTAAATCTTTGGAGAAAAACCAATGCAAGTAGTACATGATGTATTGGGTAAAGGCAAAAAACCCAAACGTATTGTTGATGACGGAAAGGAAGAAAAACTAGAGCCGTTAAAGGCAGAAGTTCTAGGAAACCTAGACGAAGAAAAAGTTCTTCCAGAAATCGAAGATCAACAATATATTGAAAATACCTCAGAGGAAGAATCGCAAGATGATTCCGAAGAGGTAATTGCCCAACCTGAAGGTGAAGAGGAAGCTATTCCTCAAGCTGAAAGGAAGAAAAAGAAGAAGACTTATCAAGATCGTATCAATGAGCTTGTTAAAAGAGCAAATGATGCTGAACGAGAAAGAAATAAGTTGTTTACTGTTAATCAGTCTTTGACTGGTGAAATGCAGAAAATGCAACCTGATTTTCAAAAAGCTCGTGAGGATTTATATGAATCCAAGAAAAAATCAGCAGAAGATTCTCTGGCAACGGCTCGTCTTGATCATAAGACTGCTTATGAAAGCGGTGATTCCGACAAACTTCTTGAAGTATCGGAAAAAATCGCTGACCTGAAGTATGAACTTAAAAATCTTGAATCTTCTCCTAAACCGATTGAACGAAGCGTAAGTGATCAAACAAGTGATAAGGCAACGGACTTGCCAAAACCACAAGTTGATCCAAAGGCTTTGAGGTGGTCACAAGAAAATACTTGGTTCGGAAAGGACGTAGCCATGACGGGTGCGGCCTATGGTATAGACAACCAGTTGAAGAACGAAGGATATGATCCAACCTCGGATGCTTATTATGCTGAAATTGATCGCAGAATGAGAGGTGCTTTTCCTAGCAATTTTGAAGGGGACGAGCCTCGACAGGTTGTAGCTGGTGTAAACCGTACTACCCGTTCCACACCTAAAAGAGTTCGACTTTCCGAAGGCCAGATCGCAATGGCCCAGAGATTAGGTGTGCCAACTAATGAATATGCGAAGTTTGTAAAGGAGCAATAATGATGATTGCAAAAAAAACTAAACAAACAGTCCGTTCCCACAAGGAACGCAAAAAAACTTATGTACCTCCTAGTAGTCTGGATGCACCCTTACCCAATTCTGATGATACTAAATACAGATGGATAAGGGTTCAAGCGGCTGGAGAGGACGATCCACGGAACATAGCCAAACGGAGACGTGAAGGTTATGAATTTGTTCGTGCTGAAGAGCATCCAGATGAAACCTATGCCGTACACGAAAGCGGAAAGTTTGCTGGAGTTATCGGTAGTGGAGATGTTGTTTTAGCTAAGATTCCTAAAGACCTCGTTGATTCAAGAAATGAATGGGTAAATACCCGTACAAGAAATCAGCAAAGGGCCGTGGATGAAAGTTTATTAAAAGAACAACATCCTTCAATGCCTATAAACCAACAACGATCTTCCGATATATCACACGGGACTAGAAAGCCCCAGTTTGATGAATAGCATAAGGCTATTTTTGTAGTATGGTTTAATTTATCCTAAATAGGAGAATTAAATGGCAAATCTTGACGCACCAAATGGTGCTAAACCGGTACGTCATTTGACAGGTGGTGTTATTAGAGCTAGAGAATGGAAAATAATCGGAGACGGAAACGCATCCAGTAATATTTTTACTGGG